AAAGTCAGCCTGCAAAATCGGCCAGTGAACCCTCCGGGTATTTGCTATATAGCCAGCTTCGTAACTCATTCGAGCAGCTTGGCATCCGGGCACGAGGTAGAAGTTTTCTTTTGCAGGGTCAATGAACAAATCGCCATCAGTTTGATAGCGGCAATTTTGCAGGTATTGGCTTGCTACGCCTCCATATACTACTGCCATCCGTGCGCGTAGATCTTCGAGTTTTTCGGTGTCGTCGGCTCCTGCTGGGGCTGTAAAAGTTGTTTCATCTGCTCCTTGGTCGCCTCCGGTGAATTTGAATGTGCAGTTGTGGAAGATAGTATAAACAATTTTCATATCACCGGTATAAAGCGGGTTAATGATTACATTCGACTCCGATATGATTGAATTTTTAAATCTATAATCTCCAAATTGCCTTAAATTCACTTCTCCACCATAAACCGTACAATTCTCAAGTATGTCAAAATGTGATATTGAGTTATTAAAAAACAAACAATTAGTGAGCTTATTTCGAGGCTCATATTGCGGCCTATAAATTGAAAGGTTTTCTATATTAGAGATAATGCAATTATTCCAAATCCAATTTACTTCAAAACCAATACTCTGCCTCAATTTTAAATAATTTCTTATTTTAATATTACTAAAACCTCTGAAACCTTGAAAACTCCCGTCAATAAAAGATGATAAATTATTGCCACCATCAAAAACTAAAAATCCAACCGAGTCAATCGTAGTCGATACTGGGCCAGAAGATAGAGCCTCAGAAAAAAACCCACACCGCTAATAGGAGATAACCCCGCATCAATAGCACTCTGAATACTCCGCTTAGGCGTATCCCAGCTAAGGCCGTCATTTTCTACATTCCCGTAATTAGTAACATATCCAGCTGCCATATCTACAATATTTCAACGTTAAAAATGTGCTCTTTTACTGTGTACAAAGAGGGGTTAAGGAATTCCCGTTTTGCTGTGAAGCGCAGTCCGTCCTGCTCAATTGTCCAGGTGCATGTATTATCACTTTTAAGATCTCTCATATCTGTAAAGTCGATTTGAGAAAACACGGTTTGGGCGTATTCGAGGAACTCCGGCGATTGCTCGCTGTAGGGTTTTGTTTCGTCGAAATAGATATTGTCTTTTACCTGTATCATGCTACTTGTAATTTATGAGTAAGACTCCTGATTCTTTGCCGCTCTCGTAAGTTATCTGATAGTTGTACTCTCCCGCAGCTACGTCTATGGGCATTGCTTCGAGTGTGGAGGCGGTGAGTATTGCTATTTCTGAACTGTCTGATATTTTCACGAGCTTAACGGTGTCGAGGTTAAGGTGTGAGGGTACGGCTGTTATTTGCCTGGCTTCAGCAAAGGCGGTGGGGATGGTGGTGTGGCCGATTAGGGAGAAGCGCTCCTGGGAGGATCCGCCCCCAGCATTCTCACTCAACCAATCCAACTCCTCCCTCAGCCCAATCACATCCTCAATTGTAATATCCCCAATAGTTCCGCCCTGGTATGCCCAGTGGCTGGGATGAGTTTCCGGATTTTGCCCTGCAGGGGCATCCTCAAGAAGCCTGTAGAAACCTTCCTTCTGGAATTGTTTGTCTTCACTTTCAGGGTTGCTAAAGCTTACATATTCGGCTAAGTCGGGGTCAAATATGTAATTCTTTTGAGGGTCGTACTCCCCAACCTGTTCGGGGGCTACTACATCCTTCTTATCCATCTTTGCATCCAGCAGCGTTTGCAACCCCTCCACCTGCGCACTGGGTATATTATCATCCTTATGAAAAAATGAATCCAGCCAGTCCCAGAATTGCGCCTGAGTAGGTTTGCTGCCGGTGCGGAACCAGTTCTTTATGGTGTTTATTGATTGTTTGGCCATTACAAGTAATATGAGATATTATCAAGGTGGATTGTATATGAACCGCCCATTACAACTAAAGAACCACTCGTAGGGTTAATAAATGCCTCTGCATTGCCCATATCAAGCTCATCAGTCCCTTGAACCAAAGGAACAATTTTATTTACGGAGGGTCTATAAGACTCGGGGATGATTGTAGCTTGTACCAGAGGAACAGCAGCATCTCTATTTATAACAATTGTTCCTTTAAACCTAATTTCTCCGGATGCCGTTTTTGAAATATATGCATTAGAAGCGTCAGCAGTGTAATCAGCAGTTGAAACTGAAGGCAACTGCACCCATTCCAAGTTTTCAAGGGCATCCAACCTGTCTATGTTTGAGTTTACCTTCCCTCTGGTTATATCCGCCCAAGGCACATTTTCGGAAGTGTCGGAGGAAGTTCCAAACTCAGCTGTATAAACTATTTCGGTTTCAGAACCGGCACCGACAGGATAAACATTTTCTGTGGTTATGATTCTCACATTGGTCTGGATGGAACCGCCCTTGAATGGAACCAGTTTGCCTTTAAGTACCATCCAGCCGGAGGTAGCTGTTGAACCGGACACGGTGCAACCACTCACAATGAAGTTGTCTCCACCTATTGCGGCCAGTTTCTCAAGTGCGGAATAAGATGCCTGCATAAAAGCAAGCAGGTCGGTTGTCAAGGGGACATCCCTTGTGTTTTCTAATACTATTTTATTCATAGCGCGTTAGTTTATGTCGTATCGTTTACCTGCCAGTTTGTAATAATCAACCAGGGCCCTCATGGCATATATGTCTCCCTGTGAATAGGTGTAAGGGGTTTTCACTATAAAATCAAAGTTGCCGCCGTCGTAAGCACTGCGGTTATGTATGAGCAGGGCCGGATCTGTTCGCGGCTGTATTATCACGGGCTCCTCATCGGAGCGGCGGTGGATAAGTGTTACTACTTCGCCCCCGGCATCCTGTATGTATATGCGGCGTAGTTGGGGGTCGAAGCGGTCGTTTAGGGCATCTTCAATTGACCAGACCTGCGATGTGTGGGCCAGCTTGTAGGTTACATTGTTATTGTAGCTCAACAGGGTGTTGTAAATGTGAATCACTCCAGAGCCCATTGCGCTGATGAGACCATAAACACTGCCGGTTCTCAACTTAATGGGAAGTAGATTTACAACAAACCATTTCCAGTTAATCAACATCATAAGGCCTGTAGTTTATTGTTAGGTTTGCTTCATCAATCACCATATACCCGGCATTGGGTTTTACCCTTGCATCGATGTTTTGCCAGTCGTTGGCTGCATACTTGCTTTCGGCACTCAACACCGTAGGAATTACCACACCTTCGGTTTCCTGGAGCGCATCCACCAGTGCAACCACCTGAAACTCTCCGTTAAACGGCAGGGACTTAATGAACGACATGATGGTATCCTTGACGGGTTCCCCACCGCCCTCAAGTAAAAGTCCGTTTTCATCCAGCACCATCGGATCATACATGATATCAACCGACAGTCTCAAGTCATCACCGGCATCACTGATAACGGTTATTTTCACACCCGCATCCTTTACCTTATTGATGTAGGTGGTAAAGGCGGTCAGCTCCGAGGCATCAAGCGGGGCCAGATTCTCACCCTCGCTGGTAGCCACCTTCAGAAACAGCTGTCCTGCTATTTCATCTACTGCAGCATAGTCCACCACTTGTTTGGCTTCATCCGTTTCGTCGTAGTTTCCGGTGTCCGGATTGATGCCGTCTCCAAACTGAAAAGCCCTTGCAAGATTGACATACCATTGCCGGTTGTGTACAAGCCGCTGCGCAAGTGAGGTGTCAACGTCGCTTTTGAGTAAATCGAAAAGAGACTCAACCACAAAAATGGCGGAGGCCACAATGTAAAAAAGGATGCTCTCCAGGCTTACCATCGAAAAAACTGAGGAAAACTCAGCGCCTGCAGCAAAGCCGTAATACCCTGCAATAGTTTCATTACTCATAAAGTCGGAGGTCATTCCGCTTTTTATTTCTGTGATTGTTCTTGCCATTTTTGCGATAGTTTGAAAAAGGTTAACGAGTTCTCATTGTCCGAATAGCACACAAAAGCTAAGGGGCAGTTACTGCAGGTGCAGAAACCACAATACTCGTATCTCTCTGTTATTATTTCGGCATTACTCATAAGCATTTGCTTACCCGCGTTTAATCCAGTAATAATAGATTCCCTGGGCCCATGAATAGGCATAAACCATTGTCATAATCAATATTCCCCATTGTTCATTTTGAATGGTAGTCCAGATCCAAAAAGGCTGCCCGAGCATTCCCAGTATATACCCCCATCTTTTCCATTGCTCTTTTCTGCTTACAAACCAAATTGCTGAAGCTCCGAAAATCATTATAGCTATCTGTGATAACATCCTGCTACTATTTGTATTGTTACGATACAACAAAGTCAACGCCTATGGCCCAATAGCCAATACCTTCTTTAACCAGCTCACCGCTTTCGTCATCACCTGCAGCTGCTCCGGTTGCGGGGATAATGTTTTTGCCTTTAAAGTAGCCGGCCACTGCCTTATTGACTACTCCTGCAGTTGCAACGTTTCGCCGGTGGTCAGTTCATCGGTCAGAGAAAGACCGTTTAAGACGGCAAGCTCCAGAGCAGCCTCAGCAGATCCGAGTTTCTGAATAGCGATATCAAAGAGGCTTTGGCCTTCAACTATCTTCACCTGGTCAGGATCCGGCATTCTCAAAAACGATGAACCCGATATCACCGGTGGTTCATTTATTACCGGATCGCTCCCGGCCGTAGTTGGCACTAAGCTTTTAAAGCTGAAGAAATCCGCAATGTCGTTGTCGATAATTTTCGACAGCCGTAAAGTGTATCCGGGTACCGGTTGATCGGTAATGGAAAGGCCGTTTAGAGTAGCAAGTGCAAAAGCAGCCTCAGCCGATCCGAGTCTCTGAATCGCGACATCAAACAAACTTTGTCCTTCAACTGCTTTTATACTTCCCATTTTTGCCGTTTAAATGCCGTTTAAATTGCTTTCGGTTTGTTTTTGCGGCCAACTACACCACAAACATCAAAACAGAGCCTTAAAAGGCTTTTTAAAATAAATGTATAGTCCTGCGATAAGAGCCAGGAAAAAAGTGCTGATCAAACCTTTTACCAACCACCCCGAAACGGCAGGTTTCTTTTTCTCCTTTAGCCGGGTTTCTTTATCGGTTGCGGTCTCTTTTTCCGTTTTGTCTGTAACGCGCTTTTCCACACTGGAGGTTTTCTCCTCCTCCTTTTCGGCCCGTATATCATTGTCCTTTTTCGACAGGGCTGTTTGGTTGATGTAGGTCGATTCTACCGGATACTGCCGGCCCGCCGTGTCGGGCTCCGACCATTTCACAATAACGGTAGAGGTTACCACGCTGTCTGCGCTTACTGTTTTATCAGTTACAGACTCCAAAGTTTGGGCTTTGTCCATTTTCTCAAGGTCGGTTTTCACATCGGCCTTAAGCGTGGTTTCTTTCTTCGCATCTTCTTTCAGGGTGGTTTTGGTTGTTTTGCAGGCACCCAGACTAATAGTCAATGCCATTATCATCAAGAAGCTTCTCATACTGTGCAATTTTGTTTTGAAGGGTTGTTATTTTCCGGTTCTTGCGTTTAGAGATTCGGATCTCATCTTTCAATGATTCTATCTCATCCCTCAGCAATCGGTTTTGTTCGGTAAGCTCATTCACTTCGTCAAGAAGTTTGTCAACTCTGTTTTCGAGACTATCCACCACCTTTTGCCATGTAGCAATGGCCATATCAATATTTTCTATTGATTGCCGCTTGCGACCAAAGAACCACCCGGAGAAGTGACCGGCCAGACCGGTTCCCAGGGAAATAAGAATTGTTGCCAGAATATCACGCATAACCTTTATTTATTGCCATCAGTATGGCTTCAACATGAAGGTCGGTAATCACCTGCCTTCCTTTTTCAGACATAATAAACCTGCAGTCCTCTACGGTGTCCATAAACAGGTTTTCGGTGAGCACTGCAGGACAATGCGTATGCTTCAGAACATAGAACTGCGCCTCCTTATCACCGTCCCCGTCGGTCATATCTTTCCTGATATTCATCCAGGGCAATAGCTTTTCCGCACTCTTTACAAAGCATTCGGCAATGTCATCGCTCCTGGTTTCACCTACCGAGGTAAAAACTTCCCATCCGGTTCCTCCGCCGGCATTGGCATGAATGGAAACCAAGAAACTGCCCGGATTACGTCGGTAAATCTCATTAACACGCCTTACCCGCTCACTTAGCTCAACATCGGTTTGCTCCGGAACAATCAAAACGGATTCTACTCCTTTTGACTTTAGCGCCTTTGCAAGCCTTTTGGCAATGTCACGGTTAAACTCCCACTCAAACAGCTGTGAGCCATCGGCCCATTTTGGACTTCGCTTGCCGTGTGTATCTACCCCGTGTCCGTTATCAATAATCACTTTCATAATCCGTCCGTTTTAATGTTAATTTCCATTCGTTCTTTGTACTCATCGTAGTCAATGCCGGCCCTGGTGAAATGGGAGCGGATTCTTTGTTCCACTTTCGTGGCACTATAATTACCACGCATAAACTTTGTCAATCCCACACCAATCAAAGGGTCTTCTTTCAGTTCACCCTGACTCATTTGTAAAACCATGGCCGCTTCCTGGTCGGTGGTATTTCCCGGTACCATGCCCGTCAGGATTTTACCTTTGCTGTCAAGCTTCGGTCTTACAACCAGGTCGTAAGTGGTGTCCAATAATACTCCCTTCATCAGTGCGTTATTTTAGAATCCTCAATCTCCGAAAAGTCCTCTTTGTCTGTGATAGAGGACAATCCCGTTTTAATAGTTGTAAGCAGAGCGGCCCCGCCATCGGAGGAGCCAGGAACGCCGTTGTTAATAGCATCAATGATTCCGTCAACCCTTGCGGTTAATTTCTCCAGTTGCGTTTTCAACTCCGGAGTATTGGCGAATCCACCATTTAAGCCCTGATTAAATTCAATCAACTCCGCGTCATTGGCATAAAGCAAAAAGGCAGTGGCTTCATTTCCCTCGAGTATGGCAATCAGGCATTCTGTTCCTTTCACTGGTTTAACGGCCATCATACCCACACCCAGCAAAACATCATAGTAGGGAAGATCATCCTCATCCGTAGCGGTCATGGTTTTGTTTTCCCAATCCACAGACTCGGCATCCACCCAGCGGAGGGTTGCTTTTACAGCTCCTCTTAAATGCTGTTTAAACAGTCCGGCAAATTCGTCCAGTTCACTTTTTAATGTCATACCGCTTTGTCTCCAAGTTTACATTGTTGCCGGTAACCCTCCTCCGAAAATGTCTTAGTCACTGAATCGATGTAATACAGCCCGTCCTTTTCGGGATATAAAACGCTCCGGAGTTTTACCCTCATACCATGCTGAACTCTTGGAATGCCAAAAAGCGTAATGTCACCATCAAGTCCCGGTTGCTTGGCTTCATTGTAAATTTGTTTGGCTTCATTCAGCATCTCAGTTTTTGTGAGAGTAATACCACTGAGTTCCCTGGTGATTCTTTTTCCGGCTCCCTTGTCTCCAAACTCAACCTTGAGTTTCTTCCCAACTTTCCGCAAAAGGCTTATCACAACCATTGTTGCTTCAATGGCCTTTTGCTTTATGCTCTCACCAGCTGTTTTCTCCAGTAATATTTCCACCGGATCCGCATCGCTTTTGGAAGCGCCAAAGGCATGCAGCTCTTTGGCTTCAAACCAGCAATTGATGCCTGACTTTGTGAGATCCTCAAGTATTTTACTGGCCGGCATGTTTGAGTATCGTACTTTCCCCATTACTTTGCTTTCATCGCAAACAATCACGTATCCCGGTGCAACTGCCTGCAATAGTTCTTTCAGGGAACAATTCTCTTTACTCACACTTACCGTCGAGCGCTTCAGCTGATACATCTCATCCTCGCAACTAATCACCAGTGGAATTCCTGCAGGTACTTTGTTGATGTATCCCTGAAACTCCAGAGAGAGATTTCCATCATAGCCGAGCCATATTTCTATGGGGTCACCTTCCCGGAACCATTCACTCACATTCATCCTGTCAAAATCTTTCACCTTGCGAGGAATGGTTATTTCTGCCGTATCGGTCAATGACTTCCAGCTACTCTCTGTCGTAACCTGGTTAAACCGCCTTATCTTAAATGCCTGCCTACCGTTGTGGGCAGGGAAAAACAATTCTCCATATAGTGCGTAAGTGCTCATAATTGGCTTTAACTGTCAAAAGAATAGCGGCGAGGCTGATTGGTTACTACTCAGCTTTTGAAACATCCAGGTAGTATTGGCCACCTTCTTCAAAGAAGCCACTTGCCTCTGTTTCATAGCTGATGGTCAATTGCAAACTACCCGCAGGGGTAAATTTGGCAAATGACTTGTTTTCCTCCGAGCCATCAATTACTGGCATCAGGTTTACTTCTTTCTGTTCGCATTCAGGAAAATCCTGTACACTAACGCATTCAAATTTTGCTCTAACCTTTGTCATAATGTCAAATTGTTAAATGATTAAATTTCAGTTACAAAATATCGGTCAATAACAAGTCCTCATCACTGGTGGCCTCTATGGTGTATTGCATCATATTGGGCCGTCCCTGGACAGGACTAAAGGATAAATCCTCGGTGGTTATCCTGTAGATGTTCCTTTTAGCAAATATTTGCCCGTCCACCTCAATGCTGCCTGCTATCTCGTGGTACTTCTGGATCATATCCATTTGTCCGTCCACAGTCTTAAAGGCACCCTCATTATCTTTGTCCGGAATAATGATTCCTTTAATAGTAATATTCCAGTCTCCAAGACCGTAAATCTCTTTTACCGTTCCTGATCCGCCGGTAGTGGTTGTTTTGTTCACCGTTTTAGGTCTGGTGAAATCTACAATCGAAGCCAGTGGCATCAGAAAATCAGGATAACTCTTTTCCTTGAGCTCACCGGTATAGTGATAAGTCATATACCGGCCACCTCTGAGCCAAAAGGCCCCAAACGTTTTATTCCCCATTCGCACCGGGGCATCATCATACTCCGGATCATCAGCCTCAACTTCGAGTCCCGGATAAGGAGCTGGAGAGTAGTCCCGCCCCTGCCACCAGGTGGGCAGGTAAACGGGACTTTCCACACCAAACACATCGCTTAATAACTTACCCACGTAGGCCACGTCGATTGTAGGAACAGTCCTCTTTAGGTCTGACTTGTAATCGGCGGCTACCTTTGCCGGGTTTATATTGTTTGTCAACGGGCTCTTAAAATCCATCTCATCAGTTTTATGAAACGGCTATCATGCCGTCGCGCAATCTGTCGTTTAATGCTTTTACCACCTTTTCGGCCACCGAGTCAATCTCAGATTTGGAACCTCCGGAACTGATGGTGAAATAGTTTTTCATATCAATGCGCTGGGTGATATTCTTGATAGAACTGCCCCCGGATCCACCAGTGGTATTTCCTCCTGTTGAACCACCCGTTGGCTTCGGTGACAAATCGGTTGGCGACAACTGCGGAGAGACGTTCTTAATGGCCATGGATGATGCACCAGCCTTTTCAGCCTTGCTGTTTGTACCGCCTGCAGTTTGTGCCTCGGGGATTTTATCCGGATTATCCTGGTAAAAGCTTTCTTCCCCTTCAGCCCGACCCTCGGCAAATGATTTAGCAAGCTTGGTTCCGTAGTCTTTAGCAGCATTGAGCACCTTGTCAAAGCCCTCGCTAAAACTATAATCACTGTCAAACCAGTTCTTCGGATTAAACACACCTTTTATAAGGTGCCATATTCCCTCCATAACCTGTTTGATGAATTCGTAATAACCGGTAAAAGCTGTTTTAATGAAGTTCCAGACGCCCATGAGTACACCCCGGAACGTAGCTGATGTTTTCCAGAAGTAAGCCCCAAGCGCAATGAGCGCGGCAATAATTGCAGCAATCCACCCAAGTATCGGGATATTCATAATGGCCACTCCAAAGGCTTTGGCCGCTGTGGACATTATGCCAAATGCACCGCTCACCAGGGAACTGCCAAGCGTTACAATTTTCCCAACCACCGGCATTGTCTTGAGCGTATTGAAAAGCAACAGGATCCCTTTTCTGGCATTGGCCATGTTTGCCATAACTGTTACGGCCCCGGCCAATCCATCAACAAAAGGAGCGATGTTAGAAGTGATGTCAAAGAGCCCTATTTTTAAATCGGTAAACCAGGCACTCACTCGGCTCATGGTTTCGGTGTACCCGCTCATTATCACATCTGCCTGCTCGGTTGCTGTATTAGTTCCTGTAATAGCAGTTCTCAATTCATCCTGCGCATCAACAGAGTTGAGTAATATGCTTGCAGCTGCAGCATTCTCGGTTCCAAAAATCTGGGCCATTATTGTGCCATCACTCTGTGCTTTCCTTAATTCTCTTAATCTGTCAGTTAAAGGGATGGCCTTATCAGCAACCACACTGTAATCCACTCCCAATGCTCTTAATTTTTCCGATGCGGCTTTGGGTATCACATCCTCACCGGCCATTTTGCTTAATACATTCCGGAGAGCCACACCGGCTTCCGAACCATATTTACCACCCTTTGCCAAAGCCTGTAGGGCCGCATTGGTTTCTTCGAAAGTAACATTTGAATCTTTTGCCTGGACACCGGCTTGTTTTATTGCCGAACCAATATCGGTTACCTCTGCGGCACCTTCTTTTGCACCTGCAGCCATCACGTTCATCATAATGGTCATCTGGTCAGCCGCCTGTAATGGATCCGAAAGATCAACGCCAAACTGGAGCATTGCAGTTGTCAATGCATCCATTGAACCTACGGCATCATTGCCCATGGTTTTACTCAGGGTCGCAATATTACGCCCCATCAAATCGAGCGCCTCCTGGTTGTTGGCAATATCAGGCCCAAGTCTGGAGAGTACACTTTTGTAACTTTCCGTCATGGCCGAAGCGTCTCCGCCAAAGTCCTTTGCTGTTTGTCTTGCTTTAGAGCCCAGTTCATCAAGCGCCTCTCCGGTAACTCCTGTAATTGCTTCCACCTCTTTAAGTGAAGCATTGAAAGCCGCACCAGGTGCGTTGATTTGCTCAAACTGGTTGGCAAGGCTTTCCACACTATCGGCAACTGCGAACAGGTCAATCGCAGACATTTCCTCAAGAGCGCTTTTGCTCTCCTCAGCTTCCTGCCCAACATCCTCCACGGCATCGGCGGCTTTATTGGCCGCTCCTATTACTTCTTTCATAGGAGCGGTCAACCTGTCCACCAATTCAAGAATCCATTGTGTCTTGTTCGCCATTCTTACCGAAGATTGCAGCAGCCGCAGATACAACGGCCGTTTTGAGGTTTAGAAATTGAATTTTATTCAGATAGAGGGTTTCAGCGTAAAGCGCACACCACTTTTCTTCATCCAATTTGTCAGGATCTATATGAAAAGTCTGTCTAATCATGGCATCACCCTGGCGGATGATATCATGATCCTCTATTTGGTATTGCTTTACGCGTTCGCTAAAAAAGTGGCGGCGGGCGCAATCATCTTTTCAAGCTTCGACACCACGCCCATGTAAACTATGCCATCCTCCAGGGCATCGATATCTCCACCTACCACAAGGTTCTTTATAGCCTTATCGGCAAACTCATCTATCTTTCTGTCTTTTGCCAATGGTAGTAACATCTTGATATGGCTCCGATCGGGACGCCTTACAACAAATTGATATTGCTCAGCTTCGGATATAACCTTCCCGTCTTTATCCTTTTCCTCCGGTTCTACCACCACCGTTACAAGCTTCACATGCTTGTATTTTACTTTTAAGTCCTGGATAATCTCCGGAGTAATACTGGAGGTAATAACTCCGGCCGGAATTGCGGCCATTGAGATAACCTCACGGGAGTTATTGGCCATGTAGTCAATGGCCGGAGTTATGTCCACGCTTGATAAAATAGAGGCTGTTACACCTGCTACCAGGACAAGCAGACACGTCAATAAGATTCCAATTGATTTCTTCATTTTTCAAGTATTTAAATGGTGCTTAAACAGGATTACAAAACATTCCAGCCGATATGGCTGATCAGCATCTCAAACTTGTAAGCAATGGTCTTGTCGTTTTGCTTAACAGCCACGCCGCGTCCGGGAAGCTTACAATTGTGAATGCGGTCTTTAATCTTGATGTCGTTGTATTCGTATTCCACAACGATATCAAAAGGAGCAATGTCGGAGAGTCTTTTCCCTGGAGGGAGTGAACGCTGAATAGCATTTACCTCTTCCAGGTAAAGAGTGATGGCCGCTTTGGCAGAGTAATTACCCTCACCATAACCAACAGGGAATTTCCCGGCCCCGTAAGCGTTTTCCATCTCCACATTATCATCATACTCAAGTTCGGTGATGCCTTCCACATCACGCCCAAGCATGTTAATGGTGATTGAGTTCCATCCGGCCAGTTTGCCGAACTTATTAATTAGTGTACTTGCAGTTGCCATCTTTTACAGTTTATCGGTTAAACCCAGGTCAACATCAAATTCATGCACGGTTTTACCCACAACGAGCTGACCTTTTACGCTTAGTGGTGTATCTTCCGATGGTGCCTGTGCCGGGTTAATATAGATGTCCTTTCCATCAATATTGCCGGCGGCCTGCATTGAGTCGAGTGCACTCAACACATCAGATTCGCAACCACTGATCCAGGTGCTTTTGATATACCCGGTAGCCGGATCGGTTGGCACTTTTGAGCGAACCTTTGGAATGAGGGTGCGCCGGATAATCCGTGCAGCTTTATTCCAAATGCAGTTGAGATTGAAATAGGCGTAGTCGCTTTCTTTGCTCACGGCAGTCGGACAACCGTTCCAGTAAAATCCGCTGTAATCGGCAAACGAGCTACATACATATAGCCTTTTGCTGTAAGGCTGGATTGTTGAGCCGGTGTAAGACTCTTGAATGTTTTGCCGTCACAAAGAGCGGCACTCAACCATCGGCCCAGCAGCTCATCGGTAAGAGAGTAGTTTTCCTCTCCACGCCGATCACGGGGTTTGTCCTCTATGTCAACGCTTCCAATATCCTCATGCACCTTTCTCACACCCACAGAACCAAGTGCGGTTCCAACGGCGGCCCTTACAGCATAAGACGCTTTCAAAGCTGCCTGCGCTGGTTCCTGGGCAATCACGTAAGTCACGTTTGGTGCACTCAGTTCTCGCAGATCGGAGTAGGCTGTAACCTCAATGCCCAACGCGTCTCCCACGCCTTCCACAAAAATGCCGTCAATCAAAAGATGTTCCTGTTCAAATGCTGAAACAAGGCTCTGGAAGCTCAGCGCATCAGCATCAGCAGTGGTAACGGTTGTATCCAGTCCGGCAAAGCCAGTACATTGACACCATCAACAGACCGAATGGCTGTTTTTAGTTCCTCACTTGCCACCAGTGCAGCAACGGTTTGAGTTGCATCCACAGGAATCAGATGGAAGGTTGTACCTGGAGAGAGTCTGAACATTTCCGACAAATGAAAATGAACCAACTCATCATTGGTGTCATCCGAGGACTCGGTAATCCCTAAATCCTCCGCCGTGGTAATGTCCAGTAGTTCGTAAGCCTTATTAAATGACATGCCTCCCGGAAGAGTCATGCCACAAATAAGAGCTATCACACGGTCAGAACTCACCTGTCGGTTCAGACCGCCGTTTAACTTATTAATATTCGCACCTGCAAAGCTCATGCTTAATCGGTTTTAAGTTCTTTAATCCGGGCTTCGGCTGCTTCAAGCACAGACTTGCGCTTTTTGCCCTGTTCCTCGGCTGCCAGAATATGCTCAACAGTGGTTGCTGTTTCTGCTTCATTAATGGCAGCAATAAGGTTTTCTGCAGTCTCCACCTTTGGAGATTTGGCGCTGTCAAAATCATCGCGCGTAAAGGAGTGGATCTTCAACTCCTTTTTATAGCGGTTTTTGATAGCGTGGTTCTTTACGGCGTTATCACCTTCATCGGTAATAAATGCCATGCCGTCGGTGGTAACAGCCACCTTTTGGGCCTTTTTGTATCGCTTGAATACATCGGCTGCCACGGCTTTGATTTCTTGTTTATTAAGTACCTTCATGGTTTAACGAATTAAATCGGCCGGGTTCCACCAGCCGGTAAATGAAACTTACACAACAATGCCGCTGACAATGGCACCGACTCCAATTTCCTGAATCCGATCCACCAACCCGTAAGTCTGAGTTCTAAACTCAGAGGTAGGATCTGCCGATTTGGTATCAGTGGTTTCCGGCTTGTACAGAATCTTAACACTGTCAAGATGATAAACTGTATTGGCCGCATGGAAAAACAAAGATGCCCGGCGATCGGTAGAGGTAAGAGCAGCACCTTTTGCCAGTTTGGCTCCTAAGTTGTCGTAAGCCAGAACCGCATTGTTCCTAAAGAACTTAAATCCCATCACAGACTGAACCTCTCCGGTCTTCGGATCGAAAAAGATGTTCTTGTTTGAGAAATAACTGGCACTGTCACGGTCAATAATCAGGTCGGTTCTGTGCTCCGGACAAAGAACCATGTAGTTCTCTTCAGGATTTCCCAGGTTGAGAACCTCAATCTTTTCGAGATATTTAACCAGGTCAACAAAAGTCAACCGCTTTCTTCCGGTTCCATCATCAGGCCCGGTAGTTCTCATTACCGGCATGTCTTCATTGGTATCATCATCGGGGGCCAGTTTCCACATCACGTGGTCACGAATACCTCTTTTGAAAGCTTCTGTATGCTTCACACGCACAGCAGAACGCTTGTCATAGTTCAACGACCTGATTTCTGCATCATCTACAGAAGTAGGTTCAGTGTCGTACTTTTCCCACTCAACAAAGGCCTTTTTACCATCCATTTTCTTGGCGGTAAACTCAGCCGAATTGTCAACGATGAAACCAACGTTGTTGATGAGCTTGTTAAAGCGGATACCATCAGCGGTAATCGCTTGCCTTGGGGCCCTTTCAGCACACCAATGAAATCATCTTTGTCATTTTTGAACTCGGCCAAAAGCTGCGGGGCCACATATTGATTCAGCCAGTTGCCATCTACTAATACTGCCATCAGTTATCCTCCTTATTTGATTTTGTTGCGTTTTTTCCAGTCAGCAAACAATGCATCGAATGCTGTGGGATTCTCATCCTCTAATTGCGCCAGCAACTCAGGATCCTCATCCTGCAATTGCTCGAAGTTCTTACCGTTGTAAGTTGCCGTTTTACCATCGGCAGAGGTCTTAATCTCTGAGGACAGTGGTTTTTCAACGGGTTGAATGTCATCAAGCAGGGCCTTGGTGCCGTCGTAGTCCTTATCGAACATGGCCTGCCACTTGCTTCTGGCATCTGCTTTAATGCGCTTTTCCTTTTCGGCCTTGTCAAGGGTTGCCTTGATATCGGCTTCGCGCTGTTCCTTTTCCTTGCGCTCTGTCTCTGCTTTGAGAGCGTCATAGTCTGCAGCCTTTTTCGCATTGTCTGCGATACGGGCGTTAACTTCCTGCTCGGTTGACTTTTCAGGCATCCCAAGCGTTGTTGCAATAGCTTTTACATCCATTTCCAGATTGTTATTGTGAATAATATCGGTATTAGCAATGGCAATGGGAGAGCCACTCTCCTTAATTACCGCCGCCGTGTCGGTGTCAATTTTTACAGAATCTTTTACCTTGGTCACAAAACCCCACTCAACAGCTTGCTGGGCCGTCATCCAGAAATCTCCGCCATTCCATTTGTCTTTGAATTCTGATTCCGGCTTTTTCAGTTTGGCGGCGTAAGCATCATAATAGGTAGAGGTCATGTTTTTGACCAGTGCCAGGTAGTTTTCAATTTCGGTTTCGTTGCCGAAGGTTCCGCCCATAGGCTTGTGGATCATAAACTGACCGTTTCTTACCTGTTCAAAAACAGTGGCACATGCTGCGATGTAGGTGCCGGCACTGGCCACAATAGCACCACCGTCTCCGGTGTATTCTCCGAAAACTTCATGAAGAATATTCACTATTTCATTCGCCTGGATACAATCACCACCCACCGTCATCAAATAAACATGGCACTTTGTGGCACCAGCGTCTTTAAGTTCCTGGCATTTGGCCCGGAAGTCGGTAGCGTTGTTGTTATTCCATTCGGAAATTTCACCAATGATGTCCACCCTTGCAGTGGTATCCTCGGCAAATACATTAATCTGAAGCTTTGGTTTGCTCATAAACCTGTTGTTTTAAGGTTATCCGTCAGGCCGGATTCGTTCCATTGAGGTAACAAAGGTTCATGGTTTTTCAAAGCCTTACAAATCAGTATTTAATGGGGTGTAAAATTCTCGGGTAGTACTTATTTTTTTTCTCTTTTACAGGAGAATATTAGAGTAGAAAAAACGCTCATTTCCCAAACCGGACAAATCCAGTCACCTTTGCAAATAAAAGACTTGTAATGGCTAAAAAGACAAACTCAAAAGCCCCCAAACGAAAGAAACAACTGCCCCGCAAGGAGTATGAGAAGTTGAGGCATACAGCTTACGAGTACATTGTAGTGCATGGCCTTGACCAAAAGGAGGTAGCGCGTATGCTTGACCTTACCGAACAAACTATTTCCAAGTGGTCGAAGGATGGGAAGTGGAGAGAGGAAAGAACATCCAGACAGCAATGCCACTCCACAGATACGGCCAACACTAAACAGATCCTTCGCCTGATGAGTGAACAACGGCTCAAAATTGAAATGGAGATCCGGGATGCGGAAAAAACCGGAGACAAGGATGAAGAGCTAAAACTTCGAAAGGAGGCCCGGGCCTTATCCGATGAAATGAGTAAGCACAACAAAACGCTGCTTAACCTGGAAAAGGAAAACCGCATCACATTGGGTGTTTACATCGATGTGTTTGACGACATCTTTACCAGCCTGCGCAATTATGATGAAGACCTCTGGGGCAAAACCATCGACTTTCAAACCATTCAGATTCGCAAAAAGACAAACGAGTTAGGTTAATGGCTACACAACGCAAAACAGATAAGGAAAAGGCGGAACTATATCTCAAAAAACTTGAGATAGTACGGAAGGCTAATGATGTTAATCCTTTTGAAACAAAAAAGGAACAGGAAGATCGCATACGCAGATCAAAGGAGGATGTGGTTTACATGGTTATGACATATCTGCCTCATTATGCTACTGCCGAATGTGCAAAGTTTCAGGAGGATGCAGCCAATGAAATAGCGGACGATGTGCTAATTAAAATATTCCTGGAGTGGTTCAGAGGGGCGGCAAAATCTGTTTGGGCGAATGTCATAATTCCACTGTGGCTTTGGATGAGAGAGGACTATATGTTCTTTTGTCAAATGTCCGACAGTCTCGAACGGGCCCAGGAACTTATCGCGGATGTCCAGGCAGAATTAGAAGGAAACCCTCTTTTAATCCATGACTTTGGCGTTCAAAAAAGAGACGGTGACTGGGAGTACGGAAACTTCAGCACCATAGACCAGCGCTTTATTGGCAAATCGTTTGGTATCCGGAAAAAGGTTAGAGGTGTTCGTGTTAAAAACAGACGGCCTACCTATTGGAGTATAGATGACCTTGAGACACCGGACACCATTGCAAGTCCAAAAAGAATGAGAAAACAAGCCGGCATTATTGAGCGGGATGTAGTTCCTACAATGACCGGGCCCATTCGGAGGGTTGTTTATGCCAACAACCGTTTTGCCAGGGTAATGACCCAAACCATACTGCAGGAACGTCACCCCTCATGGGTTGTTCGTCAGATTAAAGCCTACAACAAAGTAACCTATCAACCTGCGTGGCCTGCTATGTACTCATCAGAGTATTACAAGCAGCAGGAAGTTGACATGGGTATCCCGGCTGCTTATGCGGAGTACCTCCATGAGTCAAAAATAGAAGGTAGTGTGTTTAGCGAAGACCAAATTCAATGGGCTAAGCTTCCATCGCTCCTGGACTTTAAAATGGTTATCGTTCACTGGGATATTGCTTATACCGACAATGAGAAAAGTGACTATAACGCATGCCGCGCCTGGGGACTACATGGAAATGATTTTTGGTTGATAGACTGCTACGTTAAGCAGTCAAAAATGAAACAGGCCGTTGAATGGATGTGTCAGTTTAAAGGAAGATTACCCAAGGGAACCAATGTCATTTTCCAATATGAATCGCAGTTCTGGAACGGTGAGGTACAACGTGCCATTAACGAGGTTGAGGAACAATACTACGATACTCTTAACCTGGTAAAAATACAGGTGCCAAAAGTTAACAAGCTTATGCGCATGATTACCATGCAGCCTTACTACCAAAACGGCAGGATCTATTACAACGAGGCACTGAAAAGCCACTCGGATACACAGGTAGGAGTTATGCAGCTTTGTTCAGTCGAGGAGGGTAGTAACGAGCATGATGATGCACCCGATGCAGACCAACAGGCTATCTCAAAACTTGAGCTCTATTCTACTCCGAGAGGTCAGGCTAAAGGCAAATCATATCGCACCGGTAAAATGAAATCTAAATACAACTTGCCATGAAGTACATTAATAAAGATGACCTGATATCTGTAATACAGGAAAGGTTAATGACCGAGACAGTGGCACTCTCTCCGGAAGCACCACTGAATGACAATACCATCTTAAACGACATAGAGGATCAAGCAATAGATCTGGTCGTATCATATATATCGGGCAAATATGATTATACAAGGATATTCCCGGATGCTCCCGAAACTCCAATCCGAAACGGGATACTTGTGCAAATCATTGCCTCTATTGTGGTTTACAGAAGTGTGCGCCGGAATGCTGCAAGAAAGGTGCCCGAAGATTACATGCAATTATACAGCGATGCTCTGAAGCAGTTGGAAAAGATTCAGTCCGGAGCCATGAAGCTTGTAAACTGTCCGCTTCTCGCCAACGATGATGGTAGTCCTGTTAGTCCTGTTTATGGCAATAACACCAACGATAATTTTTTCATTTAAACACTACTTAAATGGCTAAGCAAAAACTTATAGACCGTATATCCAACGCTGCTGAAAGGGTAATATTGAGCCGGATAAAAAACAACAACCTGTATAATGAATATCACAACCGGTCGGATGGGAAGAAAGCGAACTGGAAACGCCAGGCAATAACCTACCAAAAAAAGGACATCGAGGACTGGACAGTTGCTATAATGTCTGCAACAGATCCTGAAAATCCCAGGAGAGGACTTCTTATGCGTTTTTATCAGTCCCTCATGCTTGACCTTCACCTTGGCAGCTGTATTGACAACAGGATTCTACCCATTCAATGCGCCCCGTTTAAGTTGGTTGACAAGGACGGAAACGAGGACGAAGAGGCGCACAAGCTTCTGGACAGGCCATGGTACATTGAGCTCGTTAAGCTTATTTGTCTGCATACGTTTGAAGGCACCAAACTCATTGAACTTTTTGATCTGAATGAAAAGGGAGAGCTTAAACAGGTAACCGAAATACCTCAGTCCAACTTCCTGCCACAGAAAGGCATTATTATTAAGGAGGAGTATGATGACAATGGGGTATCCTATAAAGAAGGATTCTATTCAAATTATTATGTCCAGGTGGGGGGTGACTGGAGCCTTGGTATGCTGAGCCAATTGGCAATGATTGTTCTCGCTAAGAAGCTGGGCCTTGGTTCGTGGATGAGTTACATTGAAAAGTTTGGTGTGCCGCCACTCTTTGCCATTACCGAAAGAATGGATCCGGGGAGAAGAGATGAGTTATTTGAAATGCTGGAGGCTTTTAAGATGAATCATTTTGCAGTATTGCAGGGTAATGAAAAAATAGAGGTGCCCAACAATTACAATGTGGATGCTTATCAGTCGTTCAAGTCTCTCATTAGCGATATTGCAAACAGTGAGCTTTCCAAAAGGATACTTGGTGGTTCCGGCATATCAGACGAAAAGAGCTTTGTAGGCTCTGCAGAAGTACAGGAACGTTTACTCAAATTCAGGCACCAGGTGGACAAACTCATTTTCAAATTTTACTTCAATGAGCAAATCAAACCACGCCTGGTAAAACTGAGCTCGGTTTATGCACCGCTTGAGAACCTGTATTTTGAATTTGACGAATCGGAGTCATTATCACTCAAAGATATTCTGGAGGCAATTAAAGACCTTTCACAATACTACGAGTTTGATGTTGAGGAGATCGCCAAAATAACAGGGCTTCCGGTGTTGAAAGTCAAAAATATTATGGCAAGTCAGGAACCGGATCCTCAAAAAAAAAAGAGTAGCAACAACGTAAACGCATCTTTTAAATCAGGCTTCGCACCCTTTGCCGCGGCACAATACAACCTTAGTGCAGCCACATGGGATTCAGCAACTGAAAGAATGGCCACCCAAATATACAATGGGGAGACTAAACCGATTGATCTGGATCGTGATCTGGTATTAAAGAACTATGCCGCCTTGAACAAAGATGCCAACGCGGGCTGGGGAAAAGACTATTATGATAGTGATCTAACCCGTAAATTCAGGGAAAACCTTTTCAAGTTTTCCGGGGCTAAGAGTTACAACCTAATGAATAGCCTGGATAATATCTCCGGACAAAAGCTATCGAAGGATGAATTTGTTGAACAGGCAAAAAAGACTGTAAACCTCCACAATCAGACATGGCTGGATGTGGAACGTAAATGGGCGGCCAACTCATCAAGCTCTGCCAAAAACTTTGAGTCCTATTTAAGCGATATCGACATTTATCCCTACTTAAAGAACAGAACCATGCAGGATGAGAATGTTAGAGATTCGCACGAGGCCAATGATGGGGTGATTAAACCAATAAATGAGTGGAAGGTAATTCCGCCTTATGATCCGGGTTGCCGCTGTTGGCTCGAACAAACTAACGAACCTCCCACAACGGACAGAGACCTAACCGGCATTGGAGACCAGTGGGCCAATAATCCTTATTTGAGTGGGAAGCTGTTCAGGGATAACCATAGTTATTTCAAGTCAATACCATCGGGTGCCGTCTCCGGTGTTCGGGATAACACAGAGTTATTAAAGGAGTTTGTTCCTTACAACAGGTCTATTGATGCCGGAGATAAAAAGGTTTTGGTAAACGATTTTGCAGACACAAGGGATATGGACGAAAACATAAATGCGGCCATTAAGCTGGCTGAGAACCTTAGCAAAAACATCTATATCCGTCCCCATATCAATAAGCCGGGGTACAAAAACCCGGAATATGGAATTGGAAACAAGTCCAAAACAGGAGACCTCAAAACCTACTCTCCAATAAAAGATGGTAAGCCTGTAACCCTTGAAAAGTTTGTTGTCAACTCCATGAGCTCAGCCAATAAGCAGGGTGTATCACACCTTGTTTTGGATGTATCCCAATACCTGGGGCCAATTGATACAATATTAAAAAGGAGATTAACCGGTGGTTTGAATGATAAAATAAACCGCAACATCAGCGAGGTGATTGCTATCAATGGAGAAAAGGTTTCCAGAATAACCAGGAAGCAAGTGGCTAAACGAGATTTTAAAGAGTTCCTGGATGGCCTATTATAAAATCAAAAAGGCAGAAACCGGGATTCCTGCCTTTTATGGTTGAGATTGACCGTAGTCGCTCTCATTAGCACAACAAATATACAACTGTTTATGGCAAAAAGAAATAAAGTCCCTGAATTTTTAAAGATGGCCAATGACCTCAAAAAGAATGCTTCTCGTTATGCGGCATCGGAGTCAGTCAAGTTCTTTAAAGAAAGCTTTGTAAAAGGCGGGTTTACCGACACCTCCTTTCTGCCATGGAAAAAGTCTGCGTCTCCATTAGCTGGTAAAAGGACTCTATATAAAAAAGGTACTTTGATGCAGTCTATCCGAAAACAAATGGAGACCATGGAACGGGTTGTTGTTGAAGCAGACTCAGAGTATGCCGAAATACACAACAATGGTGGTTACATCACAGTAACAGAAAGAATGAAACGTTACTGGTGGTATCAATACACCCAGCTTAGCGGCAAGGTAAAAAAGACAAAATCAGGCAGAGTCTCAATGGCCAAAGCAAACCGCAAAGTATCAGGAAAGGCAGAATTTTGTAAACGAATGGCACTTATGAAAGTGGGTACCAAAATAAAGATTCCCAAAAGACAATTCATGGGAGAGTCCCAAACTCTTTTGATGAATTTTGAATCATTCTTTGATGGTCGAGTTGACGTAGTATTTAAACAGCATTTAAACAATAAGTAAAATGGAAGCCTGGACAGATTTATACAAAGAATTGGCAGAGGTAATTAAAACCAAAACTCCCGAAATTGAGTGGGTTGATTTATGGCACGAGCAGGTTTCATACCTCACGGATGAGCTGCCATTTCCAAGCCCGGCAGTTTTTATATCCTTTAACACCATGTCATGTGATGACAAAGGGCAGCTAATACAGGACTGCGAAACGCAAATAGACTTTTATCTATTCTTTGAGACGTTCTCTGACACCTACGTTGGATCATATAACCAGGATAGCGCGATTAACTTTCTCAGGATACTTACCAAACTACACACTGCATTCCACGGCCTTAGTGGCAACAATTTTAATACAATGAGACGGGTTGATATGCGCCGGGAGGAAAGCGGAGACGCTGGTAATCTTTATCGCATTTCGTTTGCCTCTGTTATCGAGGATGCCAGTGCGCAGGTTGAATACGACCAGCAATCAGTTAATGAAGTGGATTTGAGTAAAGGCCCAATCACACGGCCAGACACCACAGATGGTGAGCCGCTTTATGATATCAGGATGTAGGTTGCTTGGATTTACTAAGGAGCTGGTTGTAATACTCGTAGTTGCTTTTATCGTAGAATATCAAAGAGTAGATATAGTCTTGGTCTAAGAAAAAATGTTCCTCTTCAAGTTCCTTTAATACGTCATCAATGCGATTGCGCTTCACATCGTACAGCTCATAAAATTTATGAACCAGGCGTCGGTTTCGTTTATTGATTCTATCAGATTTGCGCAT